TATCGTTCCTGCTCGCGTAGTTGCCCATGAAGTTCATGCCGTTCGCGATGAGGTTCGCGGCATCGTCCTTGACCTGAACATTGGCAGTAAGCCCGCTCTGAGCCTTGAAGGCGGTGGTAATCGCGCCGTCAATACGATCCCAGTCAATCGACGCGGCAACGCCCATCAGGAATGCAGGATACCTCACATCGCCGTACACGCCTGCGGTTCCGGTATACTCCGCATCGCGGATGGCGATTGCGGCAGTCTCAGAGGCGTCAGCAGTCTTAAGAACGGCATCGTCAGACCAGTACACGTAGAGGAACTGGTTGCCTGCCGCATACTGGGTGTTGCTCCAGCCTGAGAGCGCAAGCGCGTCAGCCCTGTCAGCTTCAGCGATGGTTGAGTAAGTGACAAAATTCTGCGTGGTCTCGCACACCTCGTCGAGGCAGGAGGCGTAATCCTGAGCGTCCGCTCCTGCGGAGACGACAGCTCCGGAGGTCAGACAGTAGCTGCAATCTTCTTGGTTACAATATCGAGCGCCGCGGAAATGGAGTCAGAGCCGGAGAGGTCTACCTCGCTGAGGCTGATGGCAGTGCCGCCGATTGTCGCGCTGAAAGTGCCTGCGGTAATGCCCTTCAGGTCATCAAGCAGGGTCTTGACTTTCGCGGAGCTGAAAGCCGCGGAGCGCACAAAAGGCGCGCTGGCGTTCTTGTGGGAACGCCACATGTACAGCGCAGTCGGCTTCAGGAAGGAATTGTTATAGCCTCCGAAATAGACCGCCGCAGCCTTGGTCTCGTCAGAAGCGGAGCCGAAGTACTCCGAGACGCTGGCGGCGTCGCGGAAAGTCAGAAGCGTTCCGACCGGAGCAAGCGCATTCTCGGTCAGGAAGAGGCCGTTGAAAGCGAGATCCTGACCGGTTCCGGCGAGGACTCGCGGCTGGACTCTTACGAGTTCAGAAGCAGGAATAGCCATTTAGTTCTCCTTGTTAGTTGTCAGATTACGGGTAATGGTGTCAACCTCGCCGTAGTGGATTGCCCCCGGCTCCGTCCGGTCAGATCCGTCAAGAGCCATGGGCTTTATGTCAATCTTGGTGAAATAGTCAGAGTCAAAATACGCGTCATACTTCTCCGCGAGATGCAGGCGGAGCATGTACCGGCGCGTGTAGGATTTGGTCTCGTCGAATCCCGCGAGATCCTGAGCGTCCTCGGCATAGAGGCAGGTGAGCTTCCCGCCGGTCGCGTTCTCGAAATACTCCGTCGCGATGTTCGAGCCCGCCACAAGCTGCAAAATCTGCGCGCGCTCTGCGGTCACCTGCGGCAGTACGTAAGGCTCCGCGGAGCACATGTCAATCTGCACCACGTGCTCGACGACGGCCTCGAGGTGCTGTTCAAAGGGCTCAGGATCACTGGTTTTCTCATTTGTCCAGTGATGCCAGCCAGTGCCATGGCGGATCGAGTTGAGGAGCGAGACGGTACAGAACTCATGGGTTCCGCATGGCGGGTTCGCCATGTTCTGGAACCCCTGGACAAACTGGCGCTCGCCATACTGCGGTACGCCGTCGCCTTTCGCGAACTCATGAACGAACTTGCAGACGAGTGTGGGAATGTCAATCATTCGTCTCCTCCTCAGGCATGGCGGCAAGGACTTCGGGCGGAACTTCCTGCTGTTCGGAAGCAAGGACGCAGACCCATCCGGCTGATGTAAAGTCCTCTGTTACATTATACACCAGCCACCATGTTTTGGCCTTTATCCTGTACAGGAAATCGCCTGTTCTTCCGAGGATCCTCACGTTTCCGGCAGGCGTCTGACCTGACGCGGTATCGCTGTACAGATAGAACTTCCGGTCGCGCTCCGTGCGCTCGGTCTCGGCGTTGACGGTCAGGTCATCGCCTGAGAGCGTCTGCACCTGAGCCTTTACCAGCTCGGCAGGCACGTACTTCGCGGTAACGCGTCCCCAGTCAGACTCCTGCCTGATGGACTGCACAAGGTAGACATCCTCATCATCGAGGACTGATGTAACCGCGCCTCTTACAATGTCATGCAGGTTCAGGCTCATGCAGGCTCCTCCTCAATGATCTCGAAATGGATTGACGCGAACATGCGTCCGGTCAGGAACAGTGGCTTGCCGATGCTGATGCCGCCAGTGCCGTCGGTCTGATGCCCCTGCGCGCGCTGTGCGTAAATCGCCATCGTGAGCGGATGCCGCTCCTCGAATGTCGCGTACTCGTTACCGCCGTCCTTGATGGTCTGCTGTACGTCGGCAACCATCTCGGCGCCGACAAGCGCGAGGAGCTTCTCGGTGTCAGGAATGCCCATCACGAGCGGAGCGCGGCGGGCAAACTGGAACCATTTTTTGTGCTTCGCCATCACGGTGCTGTGGAAGAATGGCCTGGGCTTGAGCACAAGCGACGCTCCGGGCTGCGGAGCCTTGTCCCATCCCGCATGAGCTCCAAGCCAGCCGTGCTGTTTTGCCGTCACGCGCTGAACCCAGCCGAACTCCTGATATGTCGCAATGGTGGCGAGCTTCGGGTCGGTAATGCCGATGAGCGCGGAGTGGTGCTTCTGCATCTCCTCCGCGATCCTCTGCCTTATCCGCTCCTTTGCCTCGTTCAGGTCTTTCGACATGTCAGCCCCACGGATGGAAGTTGTTGCCGAAGTAGAACCTGCCGCCCATCAGCAGGGGCTTGATCATCTGCCAGTAACGCGCTCCGCAGGGAGTCTGCAGCCACCAGCTTTCGCTCGTGGTCTTGCCCTGCAGAAGCTGGAACGAGGTTGAAACAGAGCCCTGAGAGGCGGACTGTACCGCGCCGGCCTGACCCGCTCCCCACATGCCGATGGTCAGCACATGGCACATGATGAGGTACAGCGCGATCTTGCGCGTGTAGACGGGCGGTTCCGCCTTCGGCATGTACGGCAGGCGTGAATCCTTGTCAGTGCTGCCGCACATCGAGCACGCGAACTGCCATGCATCCTCAATCTCGGCGTCACTGACCTTCTCCTCGGCGAACTTCGGGTAGTGCTCCCTGAAATTCGCGATGTCAAGGGTTACGTCTGCCATATGCCTACTCCCCGGCCTTCGCCTTCTCGACGCCTGCGACCTTCTTCGGGTCAACAGGGGACAGGCCGTTCTGTATCTCGCTCACCTCGTCCTCACGCGCGTCAAGCTCAGCCTGTCCGCCCGGAACCTCGAAGAGAAGGGCAGGAACAGCAGTGAAGATGCGCTCGCGGCCGTGCTTGCGCTTGATGTCCTCCCAATCCTTCTTCAGGACACGCTTGATGACGGCGTTGCCAGTCGGCAGAAGAATACCCTCGGCCTTGCCGCGGAGCGCGTAGTTGATGCCGAAGAACTCGACGGTCTTGGTTCCGCCGTTGCCGTTGTCAACGTCATCAAACTTGATGCCGTTCATCAGCCCGCAGGCGATGAAGGTGTAGTCAGAAGAAACAGGCTCAGTCTTCTCTCCGCGATGGAGAGTCCCTCCGACAATGTCGGTGCTGGCAGGCTTGGTAACTTTCTTGGCAGTCATAAAAAACTCCTTTGGTGGTTGATGCAACTCAGAAACGCACGATGCGCGCTTTTGACTTGCATCAGAGGGCGGCGAACCGCCCTCGTTTTCGGGCTCAGCCCGTTATCAGACTCCGAGCATGGTAGCGACAAGGCTCGGCCTGCGGATTACGCATCCCCAGGTGGCAGCGCTTGCCTTCTGCTTATAGCTGGAGAGTTCCGGGATGAGCCTGCCCATGCGGAACCTCTCGGAGAAAGCGCACTCGCCGGTCGGCTCTCCGAAGAGCTCAGGAACGACCATATAGAGCATCTCGCCAGAAGCGGTGGAGAGCTCGGGCGCCTGAACGATCTCGATGTTGCTGAAGTTCTCGGTGAGCAGGGTCTTCGCGGTCTTGCCATACTGGTTGGGGATGGTAAGGTAGCTGATGACCTTGTTGCTTACGCCGAGGACGATGCGGTTGTTCACATCGATGTTGCCGCCATTGTTGCTGGTGAGCTCGCCCCACAGCTTCATGACGTCGTTGAAGACGATGTTTGCCGCGTCGCTGGGATTTGCTGCAACCTTATCCGCCCAGGTGGACTTGCCGC